CCCATCATAACAGAATTTAAAATTGAAAGGATAAAAATGAAATTAATACAGATAGACGAATATATCGAACAAGAGAAACCGTTATCTGGTCCTCTTCACGTTACCAAAGTTCCAGAAACTCTTGAGTACCAACTAAAGGAAAGATTCCTAGACCTATTCGCGCAATGTGGAATTGTTAACACAGTTGCTGAACAGATGGGTCTATCTCCAGGAACTTTCTATTCATGGAGACGTAAAGACAAAGTCTTTGCTGATGAATGGGATAGAATCCGTAGAGAAGAACTACTAGCCATAGTTGAAGATAAAGCCTTCACCAGAGTTATGTCTGATGAGAAGGCTGACCATCTCATGATGTTCCTAATGAAGTCTTGGAAGAGAGAAATCTATGACGATAAGTTTGTCTCTGACAAGAAAGAGAAGAAGTCTTACAACCTTACCATTACAGATGCTAGAGAACAGAAGCAGCTAGAAAGTAATACAATAGATGCAACCGTCGTATCACTTCAACCCACGAAAACAGAAAATGATGAAGAGGGATGAAGAGGAAGATTCCTTTCGTCTAAACTTCTCATGTTTACCTGCTCAAGCAGACTTCGTTAAATCAACCGAGCCCTTGGTGGCTTTCGTTGGTGGTCTAGGTTCTGGCAAATCTAGAGCAGCCTGTTACAAAGCTATTCAGCTTTGCCTAATGAATGCTCCATGTCCGGGTATCTTCATTGAACCTTCTTACTCTCTAATCAGAGACGTAGCCTTTCCTACTTTTAGGGAGGTACTAGAGGAACTAGGGTTAGAGTATAAAGTTCATATTTCAAATTTTGAAATTGAGATAGACGGTAAGGCTAAGATTCTTTTCCGTTCAGGTGAAGAACCTGAACGTCTAGTAGGTATTAACGCTGCTTGGGCTATCATTGACGAACCGGGCGTACAGACAGAACTAGTAGCAAAGAATGCTTTGGCCCGGCTAAGGCATCCCAAGGCTAAACAGAGACAACTGTGTTTTACTGGTACTCCTGAAGGTTTGAACTGGTTCTATGAATGGTGCCAGAGAAAAGACGTTAAAGTCATCAAGGCTAAGACAACTGATAACCCATTCTTACCTTCAACCTATGTAGACGATTTGAAAAAGAATTATACAGATGAAGAAGTCAATGCTTACATCAATGGTGAGTTCGTTAGGTTTGAAGGTGGATGGTATAAAGTTAAACCTAGAGTTATCAAGCCTGTTGAAGATATTAATGGCTTTCAGATTTATCGTCTACCTAGTCAATGTTCAAATCAACTTGTTATTGGTATCGATACAGGTGGTGGTCTTCTAAAAGATAGTTCTGCTGTAGTCATTGTAGATAAGAGAGATAAGGCTTTAGTCGCTTGTTGGTCGTCTTCTGCTGCTACAATCGACGAGATTGCAGATAGAGTAGAATATGCGTTTAATAGATTCCAGACTTCATACCACCACAAATTTGAAGCCTTTGGCGGTAAGAAGTCAAACGACGTTCCATTTGTAGTTATTGAGACTAACGGTATTGGTGAAGCTACTTGGCAGGCTATCAATATTAAAAAGAGAATTCCTGCTGTAAAGCAAAGAACTACTGAGGCTGTTAGGTACCAAGGTATGTTGTTAACAAAACGTGCAATAGAAGCTGGTATTATTGAAGGTCCACAAGAACTTGCCGATGAAACAGATAAACTAATTGTTGATAACGGTAGGTTCAAAGGACCTAAAGATATCTCTATGGCTATAGGCTTCTGTTTAAGAGAGATAGAAAGAAACCCGTATAAAGCACCAGAACAGTCCAGAGATTCAACTTTTAGAATGAAAATCTAAGGGTTGACCCGCTTGACACTCTGGTGGGAAAGTGCCTCCCCATGAACGTTCCCTTCCCCCCGCGCCCACGGCGCTCTACAAACCGATACATGGATATGGCTAAAGATGTTAACTTTGAACAATTCCAAGCCAATCCACAACGTGATGCTCAGAATATTAAAAACGCTAATGATTCTGCTATGTGGGGCGACATTGCTAATATTGGTCTTACTGGTCTAGGTACTGCTGCTGGTGCTGGTATTGGTACATTAGTAGGTGGTCCGGCTGGTACTATGGTTGGTGCTACATTAGGCAATGCTGCTGGTCAAGCTGTAGGTGGTATGGCTAAGAGTGCTATATCTACACAAGGTCAGAATGCACTAGCTGAAGATGAACTAAGAGCTAGAAAAGAACAAGCCTTAATGCAAGCAATTGCGATGATGAGGTGATAATGCCAAAGGTTCCAGCTAAAGTAGAGAAAGAGCTAAAGCTTATTGCTGTAGATAAAGCTATTGATGCTCTTGAAGATGATGACATGGAAGAAGAGACAGAAAAAACTGATAAGAAACTAGAGACTTGTACCTGCCCTGAATGTGGATATGAAGGCTCTGAATCCCAATTTAAGAAGTAGGATATGAAATGGAAACCGACATCAAAATTGAAGTTCCTAATTCTACGTCAGGGGAAATTGAAGAGATTTCTATTAAAGCGTTTTTTGAAGATACAGAAAAGGAATGGGTAGAGCGGTCTTCAGCTTTTCTATGTCGGGCAGAGTTTAATGAGAAGATGATTGCTGGTGACCAGTTTCTTGATATCATCAATGAACAGATTGTTGATGATGCGTTCTGGTCTGAATCATCTAAATCTTCTCGTAACTTCCTAGCTAACCTATGCCTTACTTGGGCTTCAAGAGTTCTAGAAGAAAGACCTTCTATTCACTGTTATCCTAATGAACCAGGCATTGATGTAAAGAAAGCTGAAGCTGCTAACAAGCTTCTTGAATATGCAAAGCAGAATCAAGATTTTGACGATTTGTGTTTTGAAGCTGCAATGCTTGTTCAGCCTCACAGTGCCGTTGCATTCAAAACAGTATGGGACCCATTGTCAGGGCCTTTAGGTAAAGGTGTTCAAGCTTTCTCACCAGAAGGTTTACCATTGTTCAATCCAGACGGTAGTCCGGTTATCGTAGGGAAGAACAAACCTTTAGGTGATATTAGCTGGTCAGTCATAAGCATCTTTGATTACTACACAGATGGTTCTGAAGACATAGAAGATTCTGAGTATGTATGTTTTAAAGATATTATCTCTGTAAATGCTGCTAGAAAATTTCTAGATATGTATCAGAAAGAGAATCAGAATCTTTCTGCTGAAGAGTACACTAACCAATGGGGTGTTAAAGCTAATGGTGTAATGCTTAAGGAAATGTGGATTAGACCGGGTCACTATCAGTTTCCAGATGGTCTATTCTCAGTAATGGTAGGTGATGTTGTTCTGTTTGCTACTGCATTTCCTTACGACCACGGTGAACTTCCACTAGCTGTGTGGAAAGTTGGTAAGCGTAGAAATTCTGAGTACGGTACTTCTCACGTTGACAATGCTGTCTATATTCAGAAGGTAATCAACCACAACGTAGCTGCTATCGACACTCAGGCTAAGATGGCTAAGGATGTAAAGCTTCTAGGTCATACTTCTATTATTGATAAGATGCAGGATGGTGTTCAGCATATTCCATGTGATGACCCTCAACTAGCGCAAGCTACAAGATGGCTTGAACCGCCAGACAGAGCCAAAGTCCTAGTCAGTTCTTTGGCGGACAATGAACGTGCTTTGTTTGCTGTCTTTGGTCTTAACGAACTATTAAGCGGTGCTGATTCAATGAAGTCAGGTACTGCTGCTAAGTCTATTGCTTATCTAAATAAGCTAGATTCAATGAAGATGGCAGGTGCTAGTCGTTCTTTGAACAAGGCTATTCTTAGAGTTATGAGACAGACTCTTAAGCTTTACCAACAATTCGTACAGGCTCCTAGAATTGCTCAAATCCTAGGTAAAGGTAATCTGTACGAACCTCTAGAGTTTATTGGTGCTGATATCGCTGGTGTTGATGTCAAGCTAGAACCTATCTCTGGTTTCTCTCAGTATAGAGCTAATATTGCTGAAGAGGCTCAGATGGGTATGCAGCAGACAGGGCCTACTCCTGAAGGTATGTCACAGATGCAAACTGGTCTTAGACAGACTTCTTATGATAAGTCACAACGTGATATTGTATCTGCTCAGATTGATGCTGTCATTAAGGGTATGCCTCAAGAAGCTGATAACACTCTAGACCCGATGATTGCTGTAGATGAAATCCTAGGTGTTATTACACAATACTATGGTACACCAATTGGTCAAAATCTTATGACTCTACTACAGAGTTATAGAACAGCAGCACAGCAGCAACAACAGCAGATGATGCAAGCACAGAACGGAGTTCCACAGTGAAAAATAAAATTCTACTAGTAATAGCTATTATTGTAGCAATGGCGATTCCTGCACTAGCAGACCCGGTTCTAGGTTCTTTTAAGGTATATCAAGTAACTTGTAATGGTACTGCTGCCAAGATGGGTCCATCTAACTATTCAAAGCAAATTGTCTCATTTAGATGGTGGGTTAATAGCGCGACACCTGTATTTGTAGGTGGTAGCGATGTTAATACAACTGACAAAGGTTTTCCATATTGCACTGACACAGCTAGCTGTGCCCTAGCTACAGATACAGCAGATGGTCCACCTTCTGAACTATGGTGTAGGACAGCCGGGTCTTCAGTAATAGTTACAATCTTTGGCGGTCCACGATGAAATGGTTACTATCGCTACTACTTGTTACAGGTATAGGTAGCGATACCATATCTGAAAATTTTGGAACTATAGGAAAAAGAAATATTCAATCACAATCAGAGGTTATACCTCCTGAACCACCACAAGCTAAATATCAATTTGATTCACAATCTGTAGGATTGATTACAACAGCAGGTAGTGATGTTTCTGCTTGGTTTAATGCAGGAACAGTAGCAATGAGTATGGACCAAGCTACTCTATCTAACAGACCTTTGTCTATAGTCAGTGGTTCTGATTCAGGAATATGGTTTGATGGTACAAATGATTCTCTAAGTAGAATAAATATGACCAGAAGTGATAACTGGCATATATTTTTAGTTGCTACTGTTGATTTAGTTGATACAGATTTTTCATGTGGTAACAATGATTTCATATTTGGGGATATAAACTACCATAGTATTCAACTAAGAACATCAGCAGGTATTATTTATGCTGTTGCATTTAACAATGATGGTACTAACGACTGCGCTGAAGTAGCAATAACTCTAAACATAGATGGAAGAGTTTTAATTGATGCTAAAAATACAGGTACAGAAGTTAGTATAGCTTTTAATGGAGGAGCATTTACATCAACTGCTAGTGGTAATACTACTAACTTACCTGTAACTATGGGTATGGGAGGTGTATCAGCTAGATTCTTTGATGGTGCAATTCATGAAGTATATGAATATGATAATGATTTAGATAGTGTTGATAGACAGATTGTATTAGACTACTTACAATGGAAATGGAATATCTAAAATGGAACTAGATAAAGTTGGTCTAAGTGTAGTGTCAGCAGTTCTACCTGCTGGCGTTAGTGTAGGTGAAATCCCAGTGCCAGAGGGTATTCCTGTATGGATGGCGGCACTAATTGTTGCTCTAGGACCTTCAAGCGTAGCTTTCCTATCTTGGGCTGGTAAGGCTGTTGTTCAAATTGCAGCGGCTTACTTTAAAAAGAAGTCTGAGTATAAGAAGGCTAAGGCTGAAGCTATGCTAAAGGATTCAAACAAGTCAAATGATTTAGAAGCTATTAAACTAAAACTAGAAGCTGAAGCTGAATACGCTGCTGCGCATAAGGCTGAAGAAATCGCTTCTAAGATGTCTGCTAAGAAAGGTGAATGAACATGGATATCAGAGCTAACGACGATGGTCAAGTAGTAGCCCCTGCTGGCGTTCACAATGCTGCACCTGCTTGTGGTGAACTAGTTTATGGTGGCGGTACTGCATTTACTTCAGCGTCAAACCCTGCCGCTGAAGTTATTGATGGTACAGGTGTTACTGCTGGTGGTCTATCACTAGGTGTTACTGAGAATGCTACAAATGGTACTCTAACAATTACACGAACTGGTGATTATGATGTTGAACTAAATCTAGCTGATTTTTCTAGTGGTACTGCTTCTGGTAACGTTCAGTTTGACGTTCAAAAGAACGGTGCTGCTTTTTCCGGTACTTCTCGTATGCAGGTTATTCGTGTTGCTGCTACTGCTAAGGCTGGTGTTATTGTTAAGAAGCGTCAACGTCTAAAGAAGGGTGATGTTCTACGGACAGTTGTAACTTCTGCTGCTGGCGCTGTTCAAACTGTAACTGAAGGTGTCCTACGGGTTACACAAGTTAAGGATATTTCAAGCAAGGTAATTGTAGAGGAGTGATAAATGTACGAAGGTGAACTAATCAATTTAGCTAGGTCACAAATTGGTCTTAAGGAATCATCCGGTAACAATGATGGGCCTGAAATTGAGAAGTTCACCGGAGGCAGAAAAGAACCTTGGTGTGCCCATTTTGTAGCTTGGCTTTTCAGAGAAATTGGAAAGCCTTTACCTACAGATATAAAACCATCAATAAGCCAGCATAATCCATTGGCTTCTGTATCACATATGAAGAAAGTGTTTGATAAGAATAAATGGACGGTTGCAGGACCGGTTGTTGGCGGGGTAGTTTTCTTCACGACTAGGGGGCAGTCAGACTCCGGACCGGGTAGACATGTAGGTGTCATAGAGTCTGTAGAGTCTGACTGTTTCTTTACGATTGAAGGTAATTGGGGAAATTCTGTTAAAAGAGTAAAAAGAAAGAAATCAGATAAGACCATCTGGTCTTATGGAAAGGTTCCATAAAATGCTACTAACACCAGGTTATATTGAAGGTGCATTACATGATGTCGTTTTTGAACTACCAATCGCCGCTGATGCTGACTACATTAGTTCAGCTTCAGATGGAGGTTCACCGGGTAACTTCTCGCTGACCTCTGCTGAAGGCGGTGATGAAGTCTTTAGGTCCGCTCAAGGTAAACGTCCTTTTCCGGGCTATGGTAGACTTCCACAAGCTACTAAAACCGATGCTTCAGGTTCAGACCTACAAGTAACTATTACTATTGAAGGTTTCCGTCTAGGTAAGTTTGTTACTCAAGATATTGCTCTTACTGCTGCCGGTACTGAAACAGTAAAAGGTACTAAGCTTTTAGATGAAGTTAAACGTGTATTCATTAAATCAATTTCAAATCCTGCTGCCAGTGATACACTAGCTGTAGGTCTTGACGATTCTTGGCTAGGTCTACCGTTTGATATTTCACATAAGTCAGCTATCCGCTCAATTCTAAAGATTGCTGCTGGTACTCCTGACGCTAACGGTCCTAAGATTCAAACTGACATAACTGATGCTATGGTCAAGCTTGAAGCTTACGGTTCTGGTATTGATGTTAAGACTCTCTATTCGTCAACAGCTATCGCTGTTACAGATAGATACTTTATGAAGGTTATTAACAATGGCTCTACTCGCGTAATGAGTAGAGTAGGTACACTTCTAGGCTGAGAGAATAACTAAATGGGTAACGTTAATCCTACTGAGACACAGGCTACCACAACATCTACTCCTGAGCCTACAACCAGAGAGAAGATGCTTGCTGACCTTGAAACTGACATTCAGTCAGAAGAAAAGGAAGCTAGCGGTACTGAAACGGAAGCTAAGGAACCTGAAAATAAGGAAGCTTCTGACGACGATTCAACACCTGACGATGATTCATCTTCTGACGAAGATGATGAAAAGGAAGGTGAAAAGGAAGGTGAAAAGCCTGCCAAGAAGAATCGTTATCAAAAGATGCGAGCAAAGCTTCAAGCATCTGAAGAACTAGTAAAGAAGTATTCTAGTGAACGGGATGAAGCAGTTAAGTATGCTAATATTTATAGACAACGTCTTCTTGCTCTACAAGAGCGTTATAAGTCTATTACAGAAGCTAACAAGATTGAACTTAATCCTGTTGAAGAAGAAAACTTCAAGCTTAAGCTGAACAATAAAGAGCAGGAACTAACAAAGAAGCTAGAAGAGGAGCAAATTAAAGAACGGCAAAAAGAAGAACTAATTGCCATTCAACGTCAACAGACGCATGAATTTGCTCAAGAAGCTATTAACATATCTTCTAAGTTTGTTACTGATAAGTCTCAGCTAAAGCAATACGCTGCTGAACTGCTTAAGGCTCATGCTGTCGCTCTAAGAGCGGACCCTGACGCTGAAATGTCAGATACCGCTAAAATTTTCTTTGCTATGCAAAAGAAAAATAATCCAGAAGCTGTTCAACATCAGGTAAATAACGTTCCTCGGCCACTGGTAACTAAACCAACTGGTACTAAACCAACATTCAAAAGTACAAGAGATGAAGCTCTAGCGTTCCTAGATGCTGAACTTAAGGGAGAATAAGTAAATGTCTTCAACAATTCCTGTTACTGCAATCGGGGCTCTGCTTGGTCGTTACACCAACAGTGTTGTTAACGAACAAGCTGAAGAGAATGCCCCTCTTCTAAAGAACAAGATTATCGAAAAACTAAATAAGAAAGATAAACTAGGTGTTGTCAACGTTAAGGCTGGCGAACTTGCTTCAATCAAGTTTCTAGCTGACGGTGGTACTCTACCTCAAGGTGCTGATATTCTACCTCAACAGGGTACATATTTCCCAGTAGCTCTATTTGGTCGTGTTAAGATTCCACGTCTTGCCGCCAATACTGCTACTTCAAAGGAAGATGCCGTTGACATTGTAATGGAGCAGCTAGACACCACTGGTAAGACAATGGGTCGTCAGCTAAACCGTTCAGTGTATGGTCACCAAATTGGTTCTCCAGCTTCTACTGTAGCTGCTGCTTCAACCACCTTTGAAGTTGCTGATTCGTCTGCTTGGCGGGTAGGTATGTCTTTTGAAGTTTGGAACGGTTCTTCAGCTATTGAAGGTACTTCAGAAGCTACTCTATGTAAGGTTTCAAAGGTTGCTCGCCCTGTTGATGGTGTCGGTAACACCACTATCACCTTCACTACTGCTGGTGGTGCTGGTAACCTTGTTCAATGGGAGACTACCTACACCTTCCATATTAGAGGTTCAAAGGCTTCTGGCGCTACTATGGTTAGCCTTGCTGATGCTTACTCTGGTTCAGCTTCTCTATACGGTATTTCTGCTGACAGCTTTGAATGGTCTGGTAACAGCGATTCAAGCGGTAAGGCACTAACTGTTGGTAACCTACGGTCATGGCTAACTGAGATTATTCGTCGTCGTGGTGAGGAGCCTACCGCTATTCTTGCTAACCGTAAGAATATCGAGCGTTACGGAAACCAGATGATTAACCAACGTCGCTTTATGAACGGTACTATGGATGCTGTTGGTAAGCAGGTTCCAGAGTTTGAAGGTCTACCCTTCCAACGTGATGAGAACCTAAAGGATAGCGAGCTATTCATGTTCAACCGGAATGATATTAAGCTACATGTATTCCGGGATATTGCTCCTGACTTCGATGGTAATGCTAAGAAGTCAATGGGTCGCGAAGCTATGCTTATCTCCGACAGTGAATTTGTATATGACCTACAAGTTTGGGGCGCTTACAACCTCCGGGTAGAGCGTCGCAACGGTGGTGGTCTATACAACATCACAGGCTGATAATTCTTAAAAGCCGGGTAGGGGTAAAACCTTACCCGGCTTTTTCTCTAACTAGGAGTTAAAATGGAAGTCATCTGTAATGAAACTAAGCGCGAAGTAATTGAAAAGCTAGGTAAGGAATGGGATATTGTACCTATGGACGGTGTTCTAGGGAATGTTTTAGCTGCTGAAGTAATTCCTACAAAACTACCAGTAATAGACGGTATTTTTATTATTGAGAATATTTCATGGGATATTGCTGAAGTATCTGAAGATTATCCATTCTCATCAATTCTTAGAAGTAGAATTGATAGAGAACGTCGCAAGGTAGCTCTTTCTAATGAAATCTACCATGCTGAAATGGAAAAGCTTCAAAAAGATAAGAAAGAAGACCTAAGAAAAGATATGCTTGACTTCTATCAATTTGCTTCAGGTGCTAAGAAAATCTATGGAGTTTGATAATGAACGTTACAGAAGCTATATCTGTTGTAAGACAGCATCTAGATGCTGAAGATGATACCGATAGATGGACTGATGCACAAGTTAAATCTTCATTAGGTTATGCTTTAAACAAAATTCAAGAAGACTATGTTAAGTCAGGAGGGAGAAGGCTAGATGAAATCGTTTCGGTTACGACCGATTCATCTGGCAGGTACGATATTTCTGCAAGTAATCCTATCTCTATTAAAGGTATATCTATTTTACAAGGGATGAGAAGGTGGCCACTGACACCGTCTCAGTATGAGGAAATGAGATATCCTCATCAACAGATATCAGAGATAGAGATTAGATTTGTACCAAAGTTACACTTACCAAGCAACAACTCTAACCCTTTGGTGGGGGATGGTAGCACGGCTAAGAACACTTGGGAAAGCTTTGAACAACTTATTTGCGTAACTGCTGCGATGTATTGCGCTATAAAAGATGATGAACTTAGACAGACTCTACAAGAGTTAGAAATGAAGTTAAGAGATACTGTAATGAAAGAGGAAAGAATTCCGTCTTCATACAGACCTCCTGCTAAGGCTATGTGGTTATCTGCTCTTGTAGGTTATGTCTGGATTCCAGAGTCAAAAGAAATACAACTAATTAGACGGGACTACTAATGGCTCCTACTTTTCAACCTCCGTTACAAACACAACAGAGACAGATTCACGTTAGAAGTTATGACGACCTAGTTAATGCACTAGGAAGAATTATTGCTAATTACTCTAGAAATTCTAATATTGATACTAATATAGGTTATGAGATAGTAATAGCGGATTCTTTTTCTCTTCCAAGAGCAATTAAACTTCAAGAGGCTTTGTCAGGTGTAAGATTTACTTCACTAGGTATGATACCTCTTTTTCCTAAATCTGGAATTGTTGATGCATTATTTGAAGTTAGAGGTGCAAAGAGTGTTGTAATAGACGGTATCTATTGTGCAGATAATCCTGAAACTGGTAACTATTTTAGAAATTTCATTAAGACATATTCTATGAATTTTACATCTTCTAAAGATGCGTATTTAGTTTGTAACAATACTGTAATTTCTCAATGTCTATTTAATGAAGATGTAGAATGCATTGAAGGTATTAGAATTGTTAACAATATTATACAGGTACCTGAAAATGGTATTGTAGGTGATATTCTAGTAAAAAGCGATAGATGTATAATTCAAGGTAATAGATTCGCTGGTCAAGGTTGCTCATTTCAAGGTGAGTATACTAGAATAGCTGATAACGATTTTAATGACGGTGATGTGTTTACTACAGGTTCAGGAAATAACCCGCTATCAGGAAACACACGTTTTGGTGGAGGTAGCTCTACAGGGCTAGACCCAATAGGGCCTTCTACTGGAGGTGGTGGAGGTGGAGTAGCTGAAGCTGATATATTAGCTTTTGGAACTTGGGAGATATAAATGCTGCTAAATGCAATAACTCACTCACTTGAACTGGTTACTTCTAGTTCTACTCCAGTAGATTATTATGTAGAGTTTGTAGATTATACACCTTCTACTTCATTTTCACCATCTACTAATCAAGGCTCAGTAGCGTCTGCTACTACTACTTCAATACTAGCTGCACCTGCATCTGGTGTTTCAAGAAAAGTAAAACATCTTAGTATTAGAAATACTAGTTCAACAGCATCTATAAACGTTACATTACAAAAAGATGTATCAGGTACAAATATAGCTTTAACTCCTGTAGTCACCTTACAAGCAGGTGAATGTCTATTCATGAATTCTAACGGTGAATTCTCAGTTATGGATACTACAGGTAGAATTAAAACTTCTTTACAATTACTTTCATATATTTCTGGAGTAGCTATACCTTTTAGAAAAGTAGGTACCGCTGCTGAAGCGATAGGTGTTGGTTATTCTTTTCATAAGGATTCTGGATTTCCGGGTGCATGGTCACCCGGCGCACCCGGTCTTAACGGTAGAAATACTAATGGTACAACAGCAGCAGATGCTGGATGCTTACCATTACCACCAATATCTGGTACTACTAACTGGCTAAGTAAAGTAGAAGGTGTAGCTACTGTTGCAGGTTCTTTTCGCTTATTTGATATTGTATGGGTAAATACAGGATTAGTTGTTACTACTACAACTGCACAAGCCATAACAACTCCTACTTTCCCTGCTAGGGATATTGATGGTTCTACAAATGGTAGAGGTTATAATGTTGGTATACTTGTAACTGCTGCTACTACAAACGCTGGCGCTATTACAAATACTACTATCAGTTATACAAACTCTGATGGTGTTGCAGGTAGAACAGGTACAATTGCATCATTTCCTGCTACTGCTGTAGTAGGTACTTTTGTACCTTTCCAACTACAAGCAGGTGATACAGGTATAAGAAGTATTCAAAGTGTTACACTTGGTACTTCTTATGTAACAGGGTCTATATCACTTATTGTTTATACAACATTAGAAGGTGTTGCATGTCCATTAGCTAATATTCCTTCAGTTAATTTAATACCTAGCCCTGGTATAAGACTTTATCAAGGTTCATGTTTGATACCTATTAACATAATGCCTTCTGCAACAACAGCTTTAACTATTGAAGGTTTAATAAATGTAGTTACAAGGTCGTAAAATGACAAGAACTAAATTTTGGGATAAAAGAAATGTAGAAATGTCTAACTCTAAAGAGTTAGTAGTTAGACAAAAATTCAAGACTATTGATACTGTGACTGGATTAGATGGTACAAAATATGTTGTAGGTTCATTTACAGTTCGTAACGGTAGAACAGATGATATATTCCATTATGTAATGCTTGCTGGTACAGGCTTAGATGAAGCTTCAGATATTCCATCTATAAATGTATATTCAGAGGATTTTACCCTGCTGTTCACCTTCAGCTATGGGTCCGAGGGCGTGTCTGGATTTATTCCACCAAAGGTGTCCTTTGCTGTAGTTGAAGATGAGCTACTCATCTGCTGCCCTAACCTACCTCCTGTATGGGGTATTGTTGGTGCCGGTCTAAGAATAGCAACGTTAGATACTCCAACTAACCAAAATACTTCATCTGTTGATGTATTTCCTAGAGGACACTGTATATCATGGGCTGGTAGAGCGATAATCTGTGATGGTATCGGTCTTTATTTCTCAGATGCTCTTAACCCTAGAGCATATACAGGTGCTAACTTCATCAATCCTCCAGGTGAGTATGTTTATGATATGCATGTAAATGCAGGTGGCTCTCTAATACTAGTAACTTCTGCCGGTGTCTATTCTCTACCAGAAGATGCCTCATATTCAGGTATTGGTGGTGTTGTTCTACCTGTATGGAGTAAGTTAACAGATTATGGTTCTGTAGGATATGAGAAATCTGTATCTTACAAAGGTAGAGTATGGGGTCTTACTCAAAGAGGGGTTGGTTTAATAGATGCTAAAGAACCTTCAGAAGTTTCTCTTTCAGAAAAAGTTGGTTCTAGGTTTAACTATGGTAGAATTGATTTTCCAGATTACAGGATTGGTAAGCTGTACGCTTATTCTGACGGTCTTATTATCGCTATGGGTAAGTTTGCTTGTTTTTTCGATGTCGTCAACAGTCTGGTTTCTTGGTACCATATAACTCCTAACAACTATAACAATATGGTTGATATTAGAGGTATTCTAAAAGACCATGACGGTACAGATATATTCGTTCAAAGAGGTGTTGCAACCTTTAAGAATGGTGATAATGGAGAACCTATTTCTGGTGCTAGCGACCTACTAGCAGTTATTGGTGGAAGAGTAAATCAACCTGCTAAAGCTTCTCCTGTAGTGAGAGAAGTTACTTTTAAGACTAACTCAACTTTTAAGCCTTATTACATAGCGGTAAACAATAAGCAAAAAACTTCGTCTACAGGTAAAACTGGTACGCAATCACCTACAATTGGTACAGCTAGCTGGTCTTCAACGGCAGATGCTGATAAGATTTCATCTGAAGCTATGAAAAGTTATCAAGAGAATTTTTCAATTAGAGGTGATGAGATATTTATTGAAATTGGTATAGCTGGACATCCTGCAATCATACCAGATGAAGTTGATGTAGTGTTCAAAGGCCCCGGTAAAGAAAGACCTACAAGATGACATTAACTACTTTAACAGGTACTACATCACATACGGATTTGAACAATAACTTCTCTGACAAGCTAGCAGCTATAAGAGCAGTAAATGATATTTCTTCAGTCGGTAAGACGTTTGACAAGATGCTTGATTGTGACGCACTATCAAGCGCCACCTTGGCAGGGCTCAGGCAAATAACCTTCACTCCTGAAGATGATTATGAGTTAATAGGTGCAATGCTTAGAGTTACTTCAGGTACTGCTAGTATTACTATTACTGCAAGTATTAAAGCAATTCTTCCAGATACAGAAGAAGAGGTACCTAAGTATTTGTCAGGTGATACATTTTCAATGTCACTTACAACTATTGTAGGTACTAACGAGGCTACAAGAGTTGATAAAACATCAGTTACTGCTAAGAAACTTTACCTAATTAAAGGTATTACTTACAGACTTATATTGACATCATCTTCTGCTACTGCTGTAACTAGAGCATATGCAAAACTAATACTAAGAGTTAGACGGAGAAGAAATTGATACCTAGAATTCCTTTCTCGTTCAGTGCAGGCTTTAAGTTAGACCCTTATAAGCTAATGGCTAACTTTGAGCGTATGTATAAAGATTTGAAGTATTCAAGGGATAGAAATATTACAAAGTCTAGCTTTATTGTTGATTTTAATGCTATATCTAACACAACTCCTGAAGTTCAAAGAACTTTTATTTTTGACCCTCCAATAGATTTGATTGTAAATACTATTGAACTTGAAGTAGTAAGTAGCGGTTCAACAGCTACAGTAACTGTATCGTCTAACAATCCTCTATTTCAATCAAAATCTGTTTCTGTTACAAACGTAGCTGGTAATAGAGCCTATCTTAAAATTTCAAATCCAATTACAGCCTTATCTTCATCTTCTACTACATTTATAGTAACGTCTACAGCAGCAGTTTCATCAGTAAAACTTAATATTGGTATTATTTCTCAACGACTAACTAAGAAATCTTTTTTATCTAGTCTACTATCTATTGAAGCTGGAACAACTCTAGCTAATCTAGTATCAACTTTAAACTCTGCTTTCTCTTCATATGAAACTGAAGTATTAGCTAATACAAATAATCAAGATGATATTAGAGTAGAAGTTATTACAATAAGAGAAAATACAGCAGTTGGTATAACTAGAGAGCAAACTAGAATTCCATCTACAGGTAAGAAATTTGATAGTATAAAATGCTATCTATGTTGTGCGGTAGGTTCAAATCTTTTTGTTAAATTGTTAGATGAAAACTCTAGCACTATTGCTAGTTCTACTGTATCAGGTTCAGGGACTACTTCAACTACTAAACAAGTAATATCAGTTACTGATACTCAAACTCTTGATGACTTAGATACTGCTGCTAGTGATTATGAAATATCAGTAAGTAGAGATTCAGGTGTTGGTACAATTAACTGGTTCTACGCTGTAATTTACTATAAGTGAGGTAACATGTATCCAATGGCTCAAAAGCCTAAGAAAAGGCTAAATCCTAATATGACTGCTGAAGCTGCTGATATGGCAGCAGAGCAGTTTCAAATGCAACCAGAGAAGCAGGCTCCAATTATTCCAACAACTAATATGCGTATGCCTAGAATGAACTTTGGAGGTCCACAACCTCAAAATAATCCGCAACCGTCTACACCTAGACAGCCCGGTCAACAGAATGTAAATCCTAACGACCCAAGAGCAACTAGACCGATTCAGCCTCCACCAATGAACTATTCTGGTGGTAGCGTTACTGCTGGCGCTCCTGTTACTGGTGCTGTAGCTGCACCTAAGCCTGTAACTACAGTAGGAATGACTACTAAACCCGGTGAACTTCAGGGTGTTGCTCAAGATACTAGAACTACAGATGATATGCTTGAAGATGCTATTGCTGAATTACTAGGTAATGGTCCAAGAAGCACAGCAGAAGAAGAAGCACAGATTAGAAATCAGATGCAATCTGATGTTTCTGCTGGTCAAGCTGGTCTTAATGCAAGAATTGCAGCAGGTGGTGGTGGTACTTCTGGTGCTCTAGGTGCTATGTCTACCGATATGCGGTCTAGAGCGGCGCTAGATGCTGCTAACGCTGTTCAAGGTGTTAAGCAGGATGCTAGAGATGAATACCTAAGAAAGCTACAGCTAGGTCTATCAGGTAAACAATCTGACCGTACACTTGATATGGATGAAGCGCAGTTTGAAATGTATATGAATATGATTAACGAGATTTTCGGAGGTTCTGGTAACGATTCAAACGCTAACTCAATTCCTGATGATAAAGAACCTGCTAGCTACAATGATTCAGGTGTTTCAGGTAGCACTGGTGTTTTTCAAGGTAATACTTCAGGTAACACTATCACTACTGATACCGGTTCTTACCAAATTGAAACTAAGAAGCGTGGTGAAGATGACGTATTCAGATTCAGAGTTAGTTCAGGCGGTAAGACCTATCAAGTATTCAGGGATGCTAACGGCAACAACTATGCCGTACAGGTGTGATAAATGGTATACAGAAATTCAATGCTAGATGCTCTAAAAGATGATGAAGCTATGCAGCTTCGTAATGAGGCTAGAACTCAGTCATCTATTGATTTGATTTCTAATTTACCTCTTACTCTTGATAATTTAATCAAAGAAGAGGAAGATAGAAGAGAAAAACTCAGAGCTACAAAAGTTAGAGAAGATGTTACTGAGAGACAGACTAAGATTTCTGAATCTGCTTCTAAGCGTGCTGAACGTGAAAGTAACGAACGTCGTATTACTGAAGCTATGGAAAATGTTGTAGCTGGTACTGCTGCTTATGAAGGTACTCCACCACAGCAACAGAATGTGCCAGCACAGGTACAGCCTGAAGCTGCTAAACCTCCTGTAGCTATGCCAGAGCCTAATCTTGCCAACGCTGCTGTACCACAACAGCCTATTCTTGGTGGTCAAGAACCTGCTCTATCTCCAACTATTCCAATTTCAGCTACTGAAGCTAAGAAAGAGTATGCTCTTAATCCTGTAATTCAGGCTAGATTTGAGAAAGCTAAAGCTGTATTCCAAAATGAGCCTAGATTTGCCTCATTCAAAGATGAAGAACTTCTAGGTCTTATTGTGCTTGATGAGCGTAAGCGACAAGCTGCACAAGAAGCTGCACAGTATAAGCAAGATAGTCTTGACCTTAGAGCTAAAGATATTGATTCAAAGATTAAAGAGCGTGATGCTAAGATTAGCAAACTTAAACAGCGCGTACCAAAGGGTGTAAAGCCTGATATTAGAGGTCTTACTCAAGGCCAGATTAAAGTAATGACTGAAGCTAGAATGGATTTTGAAAGAAATTCAGATGTAATTGCAGATATTGTAGAAGGTAGATATGAACCTGGCCTAGTTAATGGTCTTGAAGAGAGAATTAGAAATTATTTACGTTTTCGCTCAACTGACCAAGCAGGTGCAGCCGCTAAGTTAGCGTTAACAACTAACAAATATGTAAATGATAATTTTGGTGCTACTGTTACTACTCATGAATTTGAAAATGCACTAAAAGCTATCGCTACTACTTATGATGACCCTGACGTTTTGATTATGTTTCTAGAGAATCTTAAAGAAGAAGCTGCAAAGAAGCATGATTACACTCTAGAATACGCTGAAAAAGGTAGAAGAAGCGGTACGCCTTTAACTGATAGAGGTATTGATTTACTAGGAAAAGGTAAAGATAAGCCTAGTAATCCTAAGAAAAATGAACCTGAAAAATCTGTTGACCAGAGAATAGATGAAAAACTAAATAAACTTTTCGGAGAGTAAACAATGGACGATTTTGAAATGTCTATGGGTAGTCCATCTGTGACTACTAAGTCTGATGAAAAGAAGCTAGAGAAGGTTTATAAAGAGTTAATAGCTGAAGATGAAGAACTAGCGTCATTTCCTAAAGATAAGGTAATGGCAAAGCTGAAGCAAAAGCTTACCGCCAAGAGGACTAAAGAGCAAACTCCAGATAAGTCTACTGGTAGACGTACAGCTTCAGGTGTTAATGAATCTACAGCTAGACAAGGTCAAGCTGAACTAGACTCAGAGTTTGATGTAACTGACTCAGGTTATGATAACAAGGTTGAACTAGAGCCAGTAGTAGTCGGAGCCACACAAGGTCTTCTTGGTGGCGCTATGCCTACTCTTCAAGCTTTGAAGAATATCTCGCCTATCGGTAGACTTGAGAGATTCGCTCATGAGTTAACTGGTAGTGATATGAACTCTCCTTATGTACCTATGGAAATGGCGAATACTGGTCAAGGTATGTTAGCAGATTTACGCCAGTCATATATTAACGAGCGTGATAGAATGGTTAACCTTGATGCACAAATGCAGCAAGAGCCAGAATATCACATGGCAAATACTGCCGGCGCTGTGGCTCCTATGGTCATACCCGGCGGTGGTGCCGCTGTAGCAACGCGCGGTGCGGCTGCTCCAATTGCTGGAAAAGTAGCTGCACAATCAGCTAAACAGGCTGCATTGCTAGGTGGTGTTACTGGTGCTACTCAAGGTGCGCTATCTTCAGAAGGTGTTATTCAAGGTGAATTGATGTCACTTGAAGATATGGCTACTGATGCAGCCGTTGGAGGTGTCACAGGTACTATTCTTGGTGGAGGTCTAGGTTATCTAGGTGCAAAAGCTGGTATGCAGTCTAGACAAGGTCCGCTTAAGAAAGCTGGTCTTGATGTAAGACCTACAGAGAAGCCAGACCTACCACTAGAGAAAGTAGATTTTGACCCTCTTAAAGTTGTTAAAGCTGTTTTACCAGGTGTTAAAGGTAAGGCTGAATTACTACAACATGCTGCTGATTTAATTGCAAATCAGAGCGGCGGTAGACCTATTAAAATGCCTAAGAATCAACATCCTATTATTCCAAGACAAGAAGGCGCTCTAGCTAAAGCTACACCAGACCAAATTGTTAACTATAATTCTGGTAATAAGCTTGACTTTGAAGACCCTACACTGAAGCTAGATGAAGAACTAGAGCTTCCTAGAACAGTTAGAGGTGGTAAAAAGCCTACTAGTTCACTAGTACCAGAAGTTACAGAATTTATTGTAGATGATTTCACTGGTTCTGGTACAGGTTCTATTAGAGTTGATGATAGTGATGTTATTGACCAGCGTGCTATTACAGCTAGTCTAAAACCAGAAGCTTTACTTGATGATGTTGATGATTCTTGGAGCCCAAGGTCTTTGAAGACTGAGATTGGCAGGAAGACAAAGCAACCTACAGTAGACCCTAATGCTGATACTGTGAGACGTCCTAAGCCTGAAATTAAACCTGAGCAAGAACCTACAGGTAAGGCTAGACCGTCTGCTATGAAACCTGCTGAAGAGAAACCTGCTGTACCTGAAGAACCTATTATTGAAGACCCTACTGATAAAAATAATCTTGTTGCTGACGAAGTTCTTAAATTGAACCAATTCCGTAACGAATTCCGTAAGCAGCTTAAGGGTATGGGTCCAGACACTATGAAGGGTGCTTTTGACCCTGAAGAAATTCTAAGAAATGCTGAAGCTGGTAAAGAATTAGGTATGACTGGCAGGAAGTTAGTAGATGCTCTTGGCGGAGACGAAGTAGCTGTAGCCAAGATTCTTCTAGATGATGGTCACGCTGAATCTATTGATGACCTTGTTAAGCTTCTAGGTCTTAAGGGTGCTGGTGCTATGAGCAAGGCTGAACAGATAGCTGGTGATTTAGGTTATTCAACTCTTCCTAAGTATGCTGAAGGTTCGTCTAAGGCTAGACGTAAAGCTGCATCAGACAAAGCTAAAAAGAAATAAAAAAGGGGGCCTAATGGCCCCCTTTTTCATAGCCCCTCGTTAATGTGTCCAACAATGAAATCTTCTCTGATAATACCATATGCAGCTACAACCTTATCAGCAGCAGCAGCGACGTGCATAATCTTCTGACCTACCTGAATCTCATCTGAGACTAGCGGACCCTTGGCAACCACCAAGTAGTAAGCCGCGTTCTTATCTTGGTGGTCAGAATCACCGGGCGCAACGATGCGGTTTGTATCATCCTTAATATACACTCCACCTGCTGAAAGCACCTTATCTTCTAGAATAGAAACAGTGCGAACAAGCACACGGTTACCATGAGGAATAAAACGATTTTCTTCAATTGCCTTCTGAATTGGGCTCATCTGTAAGTCTCCAGTCTTTTGAAAGTAGGACGCTGTTATCGTCTTTTGAAACGTTAATTCTTGAAGTTAGACCAAACATACTCATAGTATGTTCATCTAAACTATTCTTCAATTGAATAGCTGCAATATCGACATCTGCTAGAGTAAGCTTGCAGATTTCATCTACTACAGTTATTGGAATTGAATGCTCTGTATTCTCTGTAATAATAAGGCAAAGTAGTAGACATTTAGCTTCCGGTGTTAGGAAGTTAATATTCATCGCCTTCTTCAATAGAGCGTCTATGCGAGGGTACATAGAGGATTGACTTTCCTCTATCTTTTGTTTTAATCCCATATTCTATGATTCCTCTTAAGGAAAGTAGGTAGAGAGTTTTCTCTATCGTGGATTCTGAAATACCTGTATCTTCAATGATGTTGGAAATGGTACAGTCCATAGTTGTTACTATTACCCATAGAACAGCTATCTCATATCTATTTAATCGGTAACTCAGGCTGTTCTGAGATTGCACCATATTTATTCCTTAGCATTGAGAAGAAGTTATCTGGTGGCATACAGACAACAGCTTGAACAGGTAGAACAGTTTCTTCAATCAACTTTAGTTCTTGCAAGTCACAAACTCTAGCCCATACTTGCCAGTCTTCATTGTTGTTTCTAGTGAAACATACGGCACATTTATACTTTTCAAACTTACCTTTTGACAATGCCTCGTCTGACTGCTCGATGGCTTGGAGCGGGCGAGTCTGTGCTTGGCGCTTAACCTCTACCCACAAAAAAGGGAGTTTTTCTACAACAACATCCGGCGCTAGGTGGCTAGCCTGAGCCTGCCCCATTCCTCCCCTTCTTGCCATAAACCCATTTTGCTGGAATAAATGCGCTACCTCACGCTCGCCAGTAGCTCCTTTTACACGTTGCATCATTCCCATTCAATCCACCTTTGCAGTAATATCTAGTCTAGGCTTTACTAGCACATTAAAGACAAGTGTCTTGATTACACCTGTTTTAATATCAACTGATAAACATGAAGCCATTTCATGTTTAAATTCGCTACTAGAGCACTTCATGTATGTTTCACCGTGTAATTGAAAACAGTCACCAGATTTAAGTTCTGAAATAGGGATTAGTGTTATTGATTCAATCCTCATAGCATACCTACAATCTTTACCTTATCGGTAACAACATCTACAATAGCATCAAGATTGATAAACATTAGTTTACCTCTTGCTAAATCAACAGCGTTGAAATCATCGTGTAATGCTTCTACTTTAAGTAGAATACTTCCATCATTATGGATAAAAAAAGCATCACCTACTTTGAGACTATGAAAGTTTTGAACTATCTTCTTTACTTCAATCTTCATTTCTCTAACTCCACCAAGAAGAGAAGGTTACAAGCGGCGTGCCATAGATGAGGCATTTTAGAATCAGGGTCTACTTTCTCACCTGATTTCCAAGCTAGAAGATGACGTAGAGCGGCATCATAGTACCGCATTGTATCTTCACACTTACGCCAGTTATCAGGAGCGTACTTCTTTGCTCCAAATTCTAGAACTTTAACTATGCATTCTGTAGCATATACAGGTAGCAATCTCCACTGTCTTTTACCTGAATCATCTTTCTTGAAAGAACCTGTTGTAGTACCTGTCTTATTTGGACAGGTAGGTTTACAGCTATTTACAGGATTATCACACCAGTTACACTTGTAGTAACTTTTCAAAGCTTGTTCAATTCTTTCATTTTGTTTTAATAGTTCTTCAGATTCTGATTCGTGCTGGTTTGACGACATGTTCACCTACCAACGAGGCTCTACTGATTCTAATATGTTTGAAGTATGCAGGAGCAACCTTCTTACAAATTTTAAGAAGATGAATTGCAAACTCTCTAATCTCAGCATCTGCTGTTTTTCTAGCACGTTGGTCTATGATATTTAGAGCAGCGCGTAGGTTCATAGAGAATACTAGTTCTGTATCCATGCCATTCTCTAGATACCCTCTGGCGGCACCTCTAGCTTGCTTTCTGGCATAAGCACGCTCTAGACCTCTATCAACTAGATGAGACTCAATTAAAGTAACAAGCTTGCTGTATAAGTGTCTATTGCTAGACTTTACTACAGCTACATGCTGCATAATTTCAGAGAATTCATTAGGAGAAATATCATTCATTACATCTTTAAGAATAGGATGCGCATGAACAACTGAACCAGATTCGTCGACAAATCTTGTAGAACGTTGAGAAACTGCTGTACCGACGCGATGGCGAATGAGTTCATGTGTAAATCCTCTACTTACGTTTTGAATTAGAAGGTTTATTGTAGCGTGCTCAAGTACGCTACCATGCCCCACCATCCTAATATGCTTGTGGTAATCAGAGCTAGGTCTACCAACGCCGAAAGAATCATAGCAGATACGCCCTGCAATTTCTGTAAGTTGCTCCGCATCAGTACCTTTAAGTTGGTCGTCTCTAGCGTCATTAGGAATTGCCGTTCTCTGTAGATTATCCCAGTTAATTACTGTATGTCCAATCAAGGTTACTATCATTCAACCTTCGCTTTCTTTACGATAAGAAAATGTTGAAATCTTTCATCTTCAGGAATCCTGTCAAACGACCTATCACCTTTAATACGCTTGGCAACTTCCTGTGGAGTCAGCGATGTACGGACAGTAATCCTGTGCTTTGTTTCAGTTAGAACAATACGCATGTCATCCCTTATTTAGATAGTCAGGTGAGTAACCGTTAGGGTGCCGTTGTCTTAGCTTTTCAATATTACCCTTCATTACTTCTTCTAGGGAGTATCCGTTAACATGGCAGGCTACAGCTAGACTCCATGCAATATCGCCTAATTCATGAAAAATCTTATCTTTTAACTCTTCATATTTCTCAAAAGAAATATTATGATATTTCTGTTTTTTAACAATGTCTACATACTCACCTACTTCACCTGCTAATGATAGGGCACTAGGGATTTTATCTCTAGCGTATTCATTTCCTGCTGTTTTTAGTGCAGCTTCTTGATATTCATTAGGTGTCATTATACCCTCCATCCCCAATTTTCAGTTATAAAGTCTTCTAAAAGAATTTCATCTGAACAAGAGCATTTACCTCTATGATTTGAGGTAGAACTAGTGTTATGAACTTCTCTCATTTGTTTAATAGCTTCTTCTTCAGAAACTTCTTCTACTCTGTTTTTATCAGGCTCATCTTCATCGTAAACGTCATATTGAATTGGCATACTTCTTCATTGCTCCTAGGTTCTTACCAACTTTAACGTCTACTGTCATAGGTACAGAGAATTGCGGTTGGTCTTCCATTCTAGCTTTAATTTCAGGTACAATAGAATCTACAATTGACGTAGGAATATGGAAGTAAACAGCATCATGCAACTGTAGAATCATTCTTGACTCTGGTAATTCTCTGTCGATTCTAACTACAGCACGGTTTACCATCTGTGCCACACCACCTTGAATTATTTGATTAAATGCTGTGTGAGGCTCCTGTTCTGGTGAAGTGTAGTGACGGCGTCTACCGTTCCAATACTGGACATATCCACGTTCTCCTGCTACTTTTGTGGCATGTCTAGCAGTAAGCTTATACCCTGGGAATCTATTATCGTACTTAGCTAGGAAGTCTTTAGCTTTAGCTACTGAGCATTTAAGCTGCTCGCTAAGTCTTTGAGCACCTGCACCGTAGATAGTAGCAAAGTTGATAGTCTTAGCTGTTTGGCGGTCAATACCTGCTTCATCGGCGACGAATTGGTGAATATCCTTACCTGCCCAAATAGACTTAATCAATGATTCTTCTTGAGTGTAATGTGCAGCTAGACGAATCTCAGCCTGAGAGTAATCTATCTCCACCAAAGAGTAATCTTCATCTGCCTCAATCATTTCCTTAACACGTTGCTCTTTGCTCCAACGTGGCATCTGCTGAAGGTTAGGGTCTTTGCTAGTCCATCGCCCTGAACGTGCTCCAATAGTATTTAGATTACTTCTAATCTTTGAATCGTCACATACCCATTCTGTACGATATGGGCGATAGTAAGTATTCAAAGCTTTCTCGTAATCTTTAAAAGTAAGAATCTTGTCAATGATTGGCTTCTTACCTCTAAGTAAATCTAGAGTCTCATACTTGGCATCTGGAGTACCTAGATACTTAGCAATAGATGTAGGGCTAGACGGATTAATTTGTCTGTTAGAATCTTTCTGCAACTCAAGATAAAGCCGCGAATGTTTCATCGCGGCTTCAGACTCTAGCATCCGTAGAGTATCTAGGTTAATCGGTACGCCACGCTTTTCCATCCTGAAAGCTGCCATAGTCAACAGATTTAATTCATGCCATAGCTCTTTCATTTTAGGTGAAAGAGTTCTGTTTAGAAATTCATCCATATCCCATGCTAGAATACAATCTTTCTCACAGTATGGAGCAACTACATGTGCAGGAAGACGCCACATTTCTCCTTTATCGTAACCCCATCCCTTCAACTTTTCTTCTAGCTCAGCCTCTTCTTTGGCGGAATCATCGCCTAAGAATGCAGAGCCTGCTACCTTCAGTGATTTTACCTTAGTTTCATCCATAAGGTACAGACCATTCTGTACGTCAATAACGTAAGGCTCTCCGTTGCTACCGTGAACGTATTGAAACCTTAAATCAAACTTGTAATTAGCACCAATCTGAATTGGTATTCTACCTACAACATCAAGAACCTGAAACTTCTTACCTTCGTCTAGGTTATCTGAATTAGAGTGAGAAAAAGGAAAGTAAAAAGACTTACCACGTCCATCATATAGACCTAGTCCACAGATAACGTCTCTCTTCTTGACCGTCTTCCAAGGGTTAAACCCTGTGGTTTCTAGGTCAATAGCAGCCTTATCAAGGCTGGCGATATAGGTAAGCACGTCTGAGAGATTATCGCTATTTACCAGCATTTTTACCTCAAAATGGAAGGTCTTCACCTGTTACAATTGGACCGTCAGCATGAGGCTTAACAGACTTAATCTTTGCGTTAGTGTATTCGCCAGACTTCTCATGAATAATGTTACCCATTAGGCGACGACCAACTAACTTCTCTTTGTTAATCTTAATCTTATCACCCGGCTTAACGTCAGGGTCTAGAGCCATTACAATATTAGCTAGCTTCCACACAGCAGTAGGAAGCAGGCTATACCAATCTTTGGTGGTTAGCTTACCTTGCCGCCAAGTAGCCTCGTATTGTGGATTACCTGAACTAGAGGTTGTCTTCTCTAGCTTGGCTAGAACTAGCTCTTGCCAACCCTTCTCAATAATCTTGAATTCACGCTTTCCAGTATCTACTGGAATTTCAATCTCTACTTCGCTGTCGTCATCTGAAAAGTTATCGTCTTCTGGGTTGATGCTCATGTTCATTGACCTTTCTTTAGGAACGGACGAATCTTGTCGTAAATAGTAGCTAGATTAGGCTTGCCTTTTTCTAGTGTAATAATCTCGCCGATAGCTTCAGCGATATCTTCTCTACGGGTCTTAGCTCTAATCTTAGAGCGAGGACGGGTTAGAGCCTTAATAACACCCTTATCTTCGTACAGGTACCATGAGAAGTCAAGGTAAGAAATAAGGGTTTCAGCGACCTTGTCAGATAGGGCAGGTAGTACCTCAATGATATTACCTTCCTTATCCTTATTTGTCTTACTGATAGCTGTAAGAATTACGTTCTTCTTGCAACCTCTTAGTAGAGACATTAGCCGCTTTTCACGGTTTGTATCCTTACCATAATGCTTCTGCTCTAGCATATCCTTATCTTTGGCTCTATCGTCATTGATAAGGATGTCTTGCAGAGATTTAGTCTGGAAGTCAGACCATGAATCAATTACAATTGTGTTTACCTCTTTCCAGTGTGGTAGAGGATTAGGTGCTAGAACTTCATCTAGAAGTTCCTCAAGATGCCTTGCAATATCAGGTACCTTGTTACCCTTACTATCTCTACCAATATCAACTACCATAATATTGTCATTGCTAGGTAGTGATAGTAGACCGTCTTCAATATTTACAATAAGCATCTTACCTAGGTCTGGATGCTCTGCACCAGAAGCAGCAAGTGTAGTCTTACCTATACCCGGTGGGCTCCAAAACAAAGCCTTGAACCATCGTTCTGTGCTATCTAGTTTATACGGTACAAATGCCATTACTCTTCTGTCCCTTCGATGAATTGAACTTCTACAAAGCTAGCTTCACTCTTACGCTTATAGTTAGTCTTTAGTAGAAACTCAGTATCACCATCTTTAAGTGATTCTGTGCAGTATTCAAACATTGAGCAATTCTTGCAGTTGCTCCAATTCATACATCGTACAGATTCTTCACCTGATTCCTTAGCCAGAAGAATACTCTTAGCAGCAGGAAGAATAATACGATTCCAGCAGTTTGAAATCTCGTCAGTAGTTCTTGAAACTTTTGTTTCATCGATGTCAAACCATACATGTTTGTTTAACTTATCTTTCATTTCCAGATAATCATCTGGATTTTGACCACAAGACTCTACAAACTTTGCGTAAGTCTCCCAGTCTGTCATGATATCTTTGGTGGATACCTTGCCAGACTTAATGATTTCAGGTTCTTTTGGTAGAAGAGGTTTAATCTGAAGCTGCCTAGAACCTTGTGTATGAATACCTCTAGAGTTTAGAACTAGACCTTGGTAGAAAGCCATCTGAAGATTTACCATTTCAGACTTGAATGGTCTGAATGTCTTACGGAACTTATGGTCAATTACCCAAATACCAGTGTTATCTTCAGCTACCCAGTCTGGTGTACCTTGGAATAATATATCATCTACTACCATCTGTAGAGTCTCTTCTACTAGATGATTCTTATATCGAAACTTATCCCTAACTCTAGGCCAGATTCGATTGGCTACAGCTAATGCTTCATAGCCAATAGCAATTACGTCTTTAGTCTCTGACCCGATTACATCATTCTCAAAATGCTTCTTAATCTCAGCCTTAACCGAGGCTTCAGCATCTTCTGATGAACCGCCAAGAATCAGAGTCTTCATTGCGGCGTGGCCTAGAGTACCAAAAGCAATCTCTTTGGCGGTACGTCTTGGTACAATCTCTTCAATGTAGTTTAACTGGTGAAGATAGTTACACCGTAACCAAGTAGAAATCTCAGAGAAGTGAATAGGTTCTGTATTACGCATACTACTCCATTGGAATTATTTCTTCAAGTTTGATTGTTGAAAGAGCCTTGTAAGCTACTCTCTTAGTCTGGTTAATCTCTACTTCATACTTCTCAAGTACGCCGATATCATACAAATCTCTTAGATACTGTGTGCATGTTTGGATACCTCTACCAGTAATCATTGCTAACTGGTCTGGACACACACCAATATCTGACTTGTATATAATCTTGAAGATTTCAAACTTAGACCAAGGCTTAGTTACATCATGCCTCTTCGGATTATCCTTAAGAAGTTCAACCTGCCATTCCTTAATAGGACTACCACCTTCAACAAAAGGAATCTTAGTGATTCTGTAATCTAACAACTCAGTATCAGGTGCAATGACTAGGTCTTGCAACCATCGCTGAATCCTTAGATTCTTCTGTGTCTCTGGATGGAACGTTCTATTAAGAATCTTCTTGAATGGATTCTTAGGTAGACTCTTTACTTGTTTTGGTTCTGGAACATCAATATCACTCTCTGTAAGGATAATTGATTTAGGTGGACGACCCGGACCGCGTTTCGGTTTGTCGTCATTCTTTCTACTGACTTTATCTTCTGACTCTTCTTTGTCGGTAGAATCAACCAGACCTTCAGACACTTCATATGTCCATGTCTCCTTATCATCAATGTTGAATGATAGTGGAATAGCAGCTATATTATCTGAAGACTTGAAGTGTCTCCTGATTTTAATTGACTTGTCACCTTTAGGTTCAATCTGCCAGCCAGTCTCTAGGAACGCATTTAGGAATTGGCTACCCCATGCTCGTGTACGGTCTTGTGCTTGACCTTTATTAGTATGGTGGGCAATTACGAAACTAACACCATACTTATCGCGAAAGTCTTTGAAGATGAACATATCTTCAACAAGCTTTGCCATGAAGTCTTCAGTACCGCCAAGAGAGTAAAGCGGGTCTAGGATAATTAGCCTAGGCTTTAGCTTCTTGATGGCTTCTTCAAGGTCGCGAATAGAATCTTTGTCTTCTAGATTAAGACGTCTATCAGGGTGAATGTATAACGGAATCTTTTCTGGTACTGAAATACATACATCGCCGTTATCATCTACTTTAGGTAGTTCTTCATCTTGATACTTTGAACGTCTTACAAGAGTAATACGTTGTGCTGTTTGACCAGCGTAATCCTCTTGCTGAACTAGGAAGACAGGCCCTTTCTTTTCTGGATTAACAGAATACATTCCTAGAAATGGCTTACCTGTAGCAACAGACAAAGCTAGGTCAATCAAGGTCCACGTCTTGTAGCTACCCGGAGGAGACACTACCATTGCAATAGTGTTATCAGGTAGCCAATCTTTGATAATCCAATCAACAGGCTTGTCTCCCCATTGGTACATGAAATCATCAAGACCCATGAGAGAGAAATCCTTTCCACCAAAACCTGCCTCTGTAGCATTTCTGGTGGTCTTATTGTTAGCTTGTTTTCTATTTGTAGTCTTGTAGACTGACTTGATTGTAGTTTCTAACTCTGTCAGAGGAAGACGTTCTTCGTTCTTCTGATTCCAGTTCTTCAGTAGCTGGATAGTAATGTCTTGTGGTAGTTCTTTGCTGGCAAAAAACCCTGCCAACTTGGACAGGGTTTGATTTCTTTCGCCAGATTTTGCACCATACTCAAGAGTATTACTTACCCAGTCTTCAGGGTTAGTACGTTCATGTTCTACTGTACCTGATTCTGAATATAGAATCTTAGGACATTCAGCCGGTTCACCTAGTTCAAGCCATTCATAACTACCCTTTGGTGTGACTGATGGTGCAGCATGGCAGAATCCACCATCACCTCTAACGTCAACTCCTGGGAATAAACCTACTCTATTTGATACAGGCTTACCCGGATGCTTGAAGTAGATATGACAACCGCCTGACGGTGTCATTGCTACCATACCAGATGGGAATCTCTGCATCATTTCAGAGACTGAACCACCGTGCTTAGGGTCAACGTCAATAGCAACCAACCCTGAGATAGCACCAGTAATAATCGCTACGTTGACGTCTTTGCTGAACCATTCCTTTACGAAGTCTACGCTTTGTCTTTCAGACTGATACTTAGTCCATGCTGTAGCAGGAGTTTTAGTATCCTTACGAATCGGAATCACATTCCATCCGTAATCATTGTAGGCTAAGACTTCTTTTAGCATTATTTCCTCTATCTAATGTGGCGCGCGGTACTGGATTTGAACCAGTGACCCCCTGCTTAGAAGGCAGATGCTCTATCCGACTGAGCTAACCGCGCACAAGGGGAGCCAAGGGCACTCCCTATGCTAAATCACTCAGCTACCATCGTGACTTCTACAACATTCTTGAATTCCTTTGGAAGAGGTAGCTTCTTCTGACGGAACCGTCCCTTAATCAAGGTATTGTAAGTCTTACCTAGAGACTTGGAATTTAGTAGAGAGACAACCTTAGTGTAAGGTACTCGATAATATCGGTATCTAGCATCCTTAAATACTAGGTCGACGTCACAGAAGAAGCCATCAACTTTCTTAATACCGAAAGCCTTAACTAGAGAACTTGTCTTGTTTGGTGTGTAGTAGTTCATCTTCAACCTTTACTATAACCGTAGATTTCTTTTCGTACTAGGCACATTTTACCAGTTGCAATTAACCATAGATTAAGGAACTGCATTAGTTCATTCTTACCCTTCTTGCTAATTGAATGCTTGAAGAATTCACGATGAACAGTAGCAATATGCTTAGATTCAAGAGCATACTTACGTCCATCAGAACGTGTTGGTCGCTTTGCCTTTGGGCTAATCTTGGTAATGCTGTAGGTAACTTGGTTGTCAACCTCTACATATGCTAGAGTACCAATTAGCTGACCGTTTAGACCATGGAAATGTGAGAACTTAGGTGTCATAGCTGTATCAATCGGCATTACTTTTTTCCTTAATGAACAGTGGAGTATTCTTTACAATGTCAGCAGAGACTTCATATGCCCTAGCTTCAGAGATATTACAATTCTTAAAGCTAGCCCTAGCATACTCCATTAGAGCATCGTGAAGTTCCTGCTTATGTTGCATCACTTCTTCAAGACTTAGACCGCTTACCTTCACAAATAGTCACCTTCATAGTTTGTGTACCGTCATCGTTCTCTTGAGGGAAAACGAATACCACTACATCCTTTAGATTGATAGTCTTGTCTTCACGAGCGCCACCAGAGAAGTAGTAAACCTTACGTTCGCGGTCAATCTTTTCGCGGGCCATGAACTTGTGTAGTGGCTTGGCATTCTTTTCAGTCTTTGTTTCTTCTGACATATTCATACCTTCAGTGTGTCTACGGTCTGGTTAATTAGCTTAGACTTTCGGATTAGTACGTTAGAGATAATCTGGTCTAGCTTACTAGACGAGATAATATCTGTAATAATAACCTTACGGTCTTGGCCTAGTCGACAAACACGGTCTTCTGCCTGTCGATTCATTGATGGATTCCAGTCTCTATCAATCATGAATAGTCGGTTACTCTTTGTTAGAGTTAAGCCTACTCCCATTGCTCCGATAGTACCAGCAATACCCTTAAGTTTTCCCTGTTGAAAATCATACACTAAAGCATTACGTCGCTCCTGTGGTACATCACCCGTAATGATTCCCCATCCGGGTTTATTGAACTTTTCAATAGCTGACTTATGAGCAGAGAAGACTACCACTGGTTCAGACTCAGCTACAGTTTCAATGTAATCTAGAGCCTCTTCAGCCTTCTGCATTGCAAGCATAGCCCGCCAAGTAGATAGATGTAGCATCGGTTGACCTTTGTCAATAGCTTCCTCTACCTGTTCTTCAGAGATATTAATATTGTCAACTAGCTTCTGGTTGACCTCTACAACGTACCGCTCCCAAGTCTTTGGTGGGATATCCTTAGCTACGTTCTCACGCTTACGTCCAAACATGAACGGACGTAGAGGATTCATTGATAGAGGATGAGGTTGACCCCATTTGATTCCGATAGGTGTCATTACACCACGGAACATTTTCATGAAGTTATTCCATGAACCGTATGTTTCTGGGATTAGGTTTAGTGCAAACAGAATACCCCATAGGTCTGAAGGGTTAGACGTAATTGGAGTACCTGTTAGGAAGCTTGTGCTACCACCAAGAGCGTGAATCGCTAGCGTTAGCTTGTTCATTTTCTTGGTGCGTTCAGCCTTGGTAGACTTGAACATGTGCGCTTCGTCAACTAGTAGTCGCATTTCCCTAGGAACATTCCATGTTGAAATGTTCTGAGGTAGAATGTCAGGGTTGATGATTACTAGTTCACCCGGTTCAGGGTACTTGAATGAAAGCTTACCTGATAGCACAACCGGCTTTAGGTCTGGACGTACATTAGCACACTCTGTAGCCCATACCTGCTTTACTGACTTAGGGCAGACAACCATTGCTGGCTGGTCTACGCCGATTGACATTAGCCCTTGAAGAGTCTTACCTAGCCCTGGGTCATCAGTAAGAATGTTACGACGTGATGACTTAAGAAAGTTAATACCTTCAATCTGGTATTGGCGAGGCTGAATCATACTCTTCTCCATTGTTATACAATAACTTGAACAATATTGATGAATCTCTTTCGTTCCGTATCAGAGATTCAAAGGAGTTAACAGTCCGTCTTAAGTCTGGTAGCGGTGTTGAGTTTCTTATGTCATCATGCCATGTGAATTGATGACGGTATGTATGGTTAGGGTCATACCTGTGTGTAACTCTAGCAAAGGTAATACTACCGTTCTGTATCTTTGCTATTATCATTACTATTTGACCTTTCATATCTACATTCATCGCACATGCAAAGGTCTGTAACCTTGTGCCCTGTCTTAACATCCCTCATGTTTAACTTACCTTTACCTAGAGGTACTGCCCTTAGAGTAATAGTGTATGAACCATCTTTGTTTTCAAAGGCATCACCTACCCTAGTCCACATTGACTTACCACTGTCTAGTTCCTCAACAAACCAGACTTCTTTAAACCTCTTACGTTCAATAGTGGTACGCTTATCTGTGTCAAATGACATATCAAAATCTCCTAATTTTTAGGTATGTTTCATCCATTCTTTTTAGATTATGCCACCAAATATCATCATCAGGAACGTACAATGTAGACCCTCCTGTCTCTGAACTTCTTACAATATTGTAAGCTTTCTTCCATCGTCTCCATTGCTTACGTTCTTTATTCATCATAGTAAGTAACCCATTTACCTTATATTTCAAGCATACTTTTAAATGGTTGAATGGACCAATAGTCGTATCTATTCCAGAATGACATTGATATTCCTGCTGATGTAACAAACATTAATCCACCATCTTTCCCATGAACCAAAAGAAACCTGCTGAAAATCCTACTAAGACAAATGCTTCTGGCCAAGACATTAGGTACCTCCTGTATGGTCCGCCAAGATGGATTTGAACCATCGACCTTAGGCTTATAAGGCCCACGCTCTAACCACTGAGCTATTGGCGGTTAAAAGAAAAGGGACATAAGGATATTTTAACTTCCTTATGTCCCTTCCAGCCTCGATTGTTTGTTGCCGCCTATGACTAGGAGAACAATCATGCTGATAGTTGATTAATTCAACTACTCACTAATACCTACGCTAGCTTCTACTGCTTAATCGCACTAACGTATCTGGCGAAACGGACAGGATTTGAACCTGCAATCTCCATCGTGACAGGATGGTGTTATACCAGTTTAACTACCGTTCCGTAAGAATGCACGACTAAGACCCTAGTGCAATCGGGGGAGTCTTACCTACTTAGTCTTAAGTTCCCTAATGCTCACAACATTAGGTGATGGGATATGTACGCTACCATCATCGCGGTTACAGACCCTGACATCGGGAGTATTTCTACTAGTGATTAGGTAATCTAATCTCTCTGTAACTATACGTTCAACACATACCTGTTAAAGCGTAGGTCAAACCTTGCGGAGTGTTACGCTGGTACCATCACTCTCAATTGAGAGTACGTCACCCGGTTCAAAACCAAAGCCGGCTAGACCGAGGATAACGCAACGCTTATCATTGACCTTGCACTGAGTCTTGGGAAGAACCTTGAAGCCTAGCTGTTCAGCAAGTTCAGGATTGACCTTGGCTAGACCAGCAAGAGCCTTCTCTTGCATCTCAGCAGGATGCTCTGACATAGCCTCTTGAACAGCGGCAATGTTACCCTTCATTAGACGGTAAGCCTGTTGAATTACACCAGCAGTTAGCGGGGCACGAGGGCCACGGGTACGCTTGGCGGGCGCTTCAGCAGCAGTTGACTCAGTTGAAGTTTCGACGACGGTTGTATCTGACATGACTATCTCCTATATCTATCTGTTTATTTCTCTAAGCCTGAACCATTCAAGCTAGAAGTTCTACGTTACCTGACCAGTTAGTGTACCAGACCTCCCTGGGTCTTTTCTGGCGGATACACTCACTACATCCCTGACATGGTTTAGCGCACAGCGGGTTGAAGATTCCTTTCTTCAAGTCTGGTACATTGAAGCGCGCTACAAGTACCATATCCTCATCCCCTGTCAAGAGCCTTACTTCAGCATGACTGCCTCCCATTCCAGACGCTTTGCGATGCGCGCTAGGCCACATGCGATTGACCCTAGCCTTGAGGATTGCACCGTTTTTATTCACCTGTGCGGCGATGACGACTACACGTTCATGAGAATCGTGGCGCCATGACTCACGGGCTAGTCGCCATAGGCGATAGAAGTACCCTCCGTTGCTTCGCTTCGTTCATATTCTTTCACCTTAAGGTATGCACGATTGATTGTCAATAGGTCATACAGGTTAGATGGCGCGCCCTTGCCCGATGCTGACTTGACGGTCCCTACCTTTTCAATCTTAAAAAGGAGTAGCAGCGCGTCAACCTCTTTCCTGCTTAGACCCTTTTCCTGCATAACCTGTGCCACTGTGACACAGACTGTTTCAGACATTAAGCACGCTCCTATTCTGTTCAATGTAGCTAATGAGTAGCTGTGTATCCTCACTAGACATATATGATGGATTGTTAATCATCCAATTAACTACTGCCTTGAACACTTCCCTTGATGTAGGTGCATGACCGACCCATTCAAAGGAGCCTAGCCTATCTCTAGTGCAGACTGTAAGCCTGAACCTCCACAGTGATTCTGTGTCTCTGTCTTTGTAGACTATAAGCCTAATCTTTTCAGAGTTAGGATGCACGCTCCCTTCTACTGCCAAGTATGGCATGGGTTTAATGTCATGCGTCATCATCGTACCTACGGTTCTTCCGTTCCATAGAAGTCTCGCCAGACTCAGCACGTTCAATCAAATCCTGCAACCCAGTCACAGACTCAGGGCTAATCATTCCAAGTACCCACATTACACCATCGGCAAAGCCATCCGGAATCTCACCGTAAGACATATTGCGGGCCTTTGCATCCATCTCAATAAGGAACAGAATATCCTTAGTGAGTTTCTGTGATGGCTTAGTGTTCTCAGCCCTGGGTCGACCAGGACCTTTCTTTGGCTTCTCTCCCTTTGCTTCAGTAACCTGCTTACGAATTTCCTTAGCGCGGACTACATCACCGCCAAGGGATTCAGATTCAAGCTTGGCGGCAACCTCACGTTGCGTCTCAACACTATCAGCCGACAGTGTAACAGCCGCCGCAAATCCAAGTGTACCAGATTCAACCTTAGCGTGAATCTCCGGGTCCATTTTGGCGAACCTAAGCAGGCTACGGATATGCGCTTCGCTACAGTTTGCAGCTACAGCCGCGCGACGCACCTTGGATTCATCGGAGTCTGGCAGCATTTCAACAAACTTGCACACTTTCTTAGACAGAGTCACGATAGACTCAGCCTTGCGATTTGTGTTCAAGCTAATCTGAAGTTCCAGTGCCTTTACATCATCGGCTGCAATGATGCTAACAGGAATCTTAAGAGGTTCTTCACCTGTCTTAACGCGATTCTTATTGACCTCACGGGAGTGAAGCACACGGCGTCGGCCGTCGATAACTTCTAGACCGGCATCCGTCTTACGACAGGTAACAGCCTGAATAACCCCCTTATCGTTGATGTCTCGGACAAGATTGTCGTCCAAGTCGCCAAAGATACGGTCATCAAGTAGGTCCATCATAGGACCATCGTGAACGTCAACGCCGATGACAATCAAGTCTTCAGGAAGGTACTTATCGGTATTACGGTGCGCCATGTTAGACCCTCTTAGGTTCAGAGAAAGAGTCAGTGTCAGGGTTGAAGTCAATGACACCTGTGATGTAGTGAATCGCAATGACCGGACTAGTGGTCACAGTCTGAAAGATATTCCTTTCATCAAATAGCAGGTAATCGTTTTGGTTTTCTTCGTGCTTGTACGCACGTCCAGTGAGACTGTGTCGTGTCATTGACATTAGAGACTAACCCTTTCTTGAATGAGGCGGGAGTAATCCTGATTAATCTTGGCTTGCATAGCCCTTACAGCCTTGATGATATCGGCATCATCGGCCATCCT